AATATGCAATTGCACTCTCTAAACTAATACCGCTAGTTGTTTGTAGTATGTAACATTTTTTCGCTTAAGGTTTTATCTCATGAAACGTATAGTTGGTTGTTATTGCAATATTGGAACGGATTATATGTGCGGTATTAGTTTACAAAATGCAATATAAGAGGTGCGGTGCAGTTAGAAAATAATATAGATTGTAATGACTTAGAAACAATACTCGTTGATTTTCAAATACAAAATATAAAACCGCACCTCAATTGCTATTTAGTTTTTAGAATTGCTCATTGGCAACTCTTACACCTTATATTCTACTATATGTTTTTATACATATATACTGACATTTACTGACATTTCATGACATTTACTGACATTTCAACTTGCCTATTTCAATTAACGCTTTTTCTTTATACCTCATAGCCTGTCTTTCGTTGAATTGGTTCTCAAAAACCGAATGTGCTTGTTTAGCTGACATTCCAAGTAGGTATTCATAACGTAACATTGTACCGCCTATTTCTTCTGTTAGGCTATTGATCGTGTTGATTACATCACACTTGTACTCGCTCAATTCATCAATCCGTCTGCGTTGTTCTTTTTCTGTATCAATAAACCTTGCTACGCTATTTTCTAATCCGTAAGGAACACCGCCACCGCTCACTTTATCTTTGGAATAATCGATCGCACTAATCGATGTGATGTTACATCGTAGTTGTTCTATTTCTTTTGCAATTGACTTTATTTGTTCATCAACTGTCTTTACAGGCTCAAGGTATTTTCTAGCACTACTAATTAATCTTTTTTCACTTTTTGTCGGTTCATTCAAATATTACTCACCACCTAACCTAACCCCAAGACCAAAGATAATTAACACAATACCAATTATCGCCTGTATAAATAGCATTCGCACACATCCCTCTTCAAATGTATCAAAGGCATCGCTTAAAATCGCTGCTAAAAAAGGTGAAACACCTAATATCATTCCAATTGTAATTAAATTTTCAGCCATATGTTTACACCTCTGCTAGTTTTGCGTATTTCCAAGACATTGCTTCTTTATCATTGTCAGTACTCCAAGATGTTGTACCACTTATCCAAGCATATACTCTTTCATTGTCAAAAAATGCAAAATGTCTTCTTTCCCAGTTTTTCTCATTAAAATCACTAACCAATATAGGTGTGTCAACCTTTACTTTACTCCAATCAACAATACCTAAATATTCAGCCACGTCAATTAGTTGGTCTTTTTCTTCAAAGCATGTGCATTTCACTTGTACACGTGGCGAAAACGGACATAAATAATCTCTTTCGTTAACAAAGAAAAACAGTGTATCATCTTCAATTTCTGCTTTTCTAAACCCTAAATCATACATGCGTTTAAACAGTTCATCTGTAAATTGCTTATCGTTCATGTTCCCATTCTCCTTTATCTTCATTCCATTTGTACCACTTCACGTTTTTTATAAACATTCCATTGTCTTGTAAATCATCTTGCATTTCACCGATACAAAATTCATCATCGCCACTTTCACAAGCCAGTTGCTTTAGAAATTCAAACGCACTTTCCCATGTATCATGCGGTGCTATGTAATAATCAGAATGTTCTGTATATCCGCTATAGCCTAACATACTAACCTCTTATGATAAGGCGGATATTTCACCGCCTATATCTATCCAACCAATACTTTAATCAAAATCACAAATCCAAATATCAACGCTACTAGCGATACACCCATGATCGCATTAAAGAATAACTCTTGTGCAAATCTAATTGCTTTTCTGTTATTTTCTGCATTCATATTAGCCATTGCTTTGAAATCTTTTGTTTTCGTCTGTAGTTTGTCTATATCACCTGTATATTTCCCTATTGGTGTACACATATTATTTACCAGCCTTTAATTCTTCAACTTCCGCTACCAATTGAGTAACCAACTCTTCAAGCTGTTTGATTTTGCCTTTGTGGTTGGTTTCATATTCAGAACCTTTACCAAGTCTAAAAGATACACCTGCATTAATCATCTTGTTGGCTAGTGTTGCACCTACGCTAAACATTACATGCTCTGTTGGTGCATAGAACATACCAAGTGCTACATCATTTGCGTTTTTATAATGTCCATAACCTACCGCAAATGTTAGTTTGTCATCGGAATTGTAACCGAGATAGTGTAACGCACTTAGTGCTGCATTAGATGCACCAGCTTTTGCCACTTCATGCATCACGTTTGAGATTTGACCTACTGTATTACGCTCTAAATCTGTAATGCGTGTTTCATTGTTATTAATTCTATCCGTATTATTCAAAATGGCTTGGCTATTTTGCCCTACACGCTCGTTTGTAGCGGTTAGAGTGTTATTAATCGTTGTAAATCCGTTATCCACCTTAGAGGTCAAATTAGAGATATTCGTAGTATTTCGTGTAACTCGTTTATCTAAACAATTTACATCCTTTTGAAGTTTGGCAATGTGTGTTCCATTTGTTTCAATTTCGTCATACGCTGCGAACAGTTGACTGCCGTTTACCGCATCTAAACTGCTAGGGTCTACACGGCCTGCACTTACATTGTGCAGTTGTCGATTGTAGTTACTAATTCCGCTATATGTATCACTTTTCTTACTACCAAAGGATACTACGCTATTTGGACTTTCGCCCGTGAACACGTGAGTTACCCCATTTAATACAACTTGTCGAACACCTACAGGATTATCCGTTTGACTGTTTGTGCCAATCGCTACGGAATTTTGAACAGGTGCTGATGCATTATTGCCAATGACTACAGCATCAATACCACGCACTACACTATGTGTGCCTACTACTACTGCACCTTGATTGTCTACAGTATTGTTAGCACCTAATACAGTTTGTTCTTTATTGTTGCCTACGTAATTGTTGTAACCAATTACACTTGCTTGGTCAGCTTCAATTGTTCCATTGCCACCACCGATTACAACGCTATCATTTCCTGTTACTTTATTATCACGGCCAATTGCAATTGTATTTGTGCCTGTAACTACTGTATTTGCCCCTACGGCTACAGAATTATAACCGCTTACTACTGGTGCTTGTGCGTTAGGTTCTACAGGTCCTGTAACTACTCCATTTGCAAATGCACTACCACCGATTGCACCCATAATCATTGTTGCTAATACTAATTTATTCATATTTGTTTTCTCCTTTTACTGTCTTTCTACTGTCTTTTTCTGTGTTTCTACTGTCTTTTTTATTTGCCAGTACTACCGAACCCATTACTGCCTCTTTCCGTTTCATATAATCGGTCTGTTTCTTCTACCTCAGGCAATAATATCGGAACAATTAACAACTGTGCTATACGTTCGCCACGCTTAATTGTGTAATTCTTGCACGATACATTGTCATATACCGCACATATCTCCCCTGTATAGTCGCTATCAATTACTCCCATGCTATTTGCCATTCGTAGCGGTGTCTTATGCATACTACTACGAGGCACTAACAATCCAACATGAAAATCAGGTATTTGTACCGCTACTCCTAGTGGTATTTTTCTCTGTGCATCTGCTGGTACTACAACATCGAACGGACAATATAGATCTAAACCAGCACTCCATTTACTGCCTCGTGTAGGCAACTCAACATATTCATTCAATCTCTTTACTAACATTTATCCAATCACCCCATATTTTCGCTCTTGTTACTTGATTACTTGTTATGTTTAACTCCTTCATGATTTGCCTGTTTGTTAAACCATTCTTACAACACTCAATAACTTTGTCGATTAGTTTAAATTCGTCTTGGATGCTTACTTTCTTAGGTAGTCCGCATCCTTTACCGCCTACAATTTTAATAGCTTCACTTGTATCAAGGTTCCCCCATACTACCGATGCTAATGCTAGCCAGTTTTTGCAGTTGTATGGTATTCCATATACCGATGTATTAGTTGCCATACTCATTACTCCATTCACTTTCCTTATATATTTTGAAGAAATCATCAGCACTCATGATTACAAGCCACTTTTTATTGCTTTTCTTCCATGTAACGATTGGTATATCACCATTTTCTGCTTGAATTGCATCGTGTTCCGCCTGTTCATATGCTTTACGCACATTTAGGTTTTCCACGAATTTCACTTCTTGATGTATGTTAGGTAGTCCAATGCAGTCCGATGCATCGCCTGTATTTCCGCAATATTGGACTGTTCGCCTTACTTTATCGAACCCATTGGCACGACATACATCACGCCACATTCTTTCACCACGCTTGCCCTTATCTCTGCTATTAATAGGCATATCATCACCGCCTTATTCTGCAAATTCCATCAAATTTGTTTGCACTTTAACATCGCTCAACATTTCTTCTTTTGCTTTTGCATACATTCTTCTATCAATTTCAAATCCGTATGCACTCCTACCTAATTCCATCGCCGCCCTTAACGTACTACCGCTACCAGCTACAGGGTCAATGATTACATCGCCCTCATCTGTAAATATTTCTATTAAGCGTTTTAGTACGTTTACAGGCTTTTGCGTAGGGTGGATATTAGGAACGATATTCTTGTTATCACGCTTCCATTCAAAGTGATCAAATATCATTTTTTTGTTGTTATTGAATTTAGGCAACTTTTCACGATACAGAATTAACGCATATTCTGTAGCACCGACTATCCGCATATTAGCTTTTAGCACTTGTGCACTATAATTCTTGTTGAATGTGATAGGAATATAATTCTTAAACCCATGTTTATTAGCGTATTCAATTACCATCGGCATTTGTTGGAATGAACAGAATACAATCATACATGGTGCTTTCCCTCGTTCCTTAGGCTCTTTTTTTAATAGCCG